TTCCTAAAGCGTGTAATAAGGTAGATACATCTAAATTAGTTGTTGTAGCGTTTGTTACCGAAAGAGTATTTAGGGTTGTTAGTCCATCTACTATTAAAGTTCCGAGAGAATGTAATTGAGTAAAAACATCTAAATTAGTAGAGGTAGCATTTAAGGTTCTAAAATCACCACCAACTGTTAGTTGGTTTGCTTCTAATTGTGTTACTGTGGTTGTTGTAAGAGTTGATGTAGCATCAACCACTAAAATGTTTTGAGCGTGAAGTGTAGAAGTAACCGCAAAATGAGAGGATGTTGCCTCGTATAATTCTGTTGTGTTAGTATCCCATGTGGTTGTAGCTATGCAAGTTAAAGTATCTCCTAAGCCCTGCACAATAGAACCATCACAATCTGATGGGTAATTATTATGAACTGTCCATAGAGTATCGCTGTCTGCAATAGTTGAAAATGAAGAAGTAGAACAGGTATCTGCATTACCCGTTACATTGCCCGTCAAATCGCCTATAATGCCCCCAGAAGAGTTTATTGTATTAAAAAGGGCATATCCACTAACTGTTAGATTTGTTGTCGTAGAATCGGTTACAGTCAAATTCAGTAAATTAGAATTACCTTCAACAACAAAATTGTTAGTTGCTTGTAATGTGCCAGTGGCTACTAAATATGAAGAAGTGGCATAATAAATGTTTGCTGTTGCTGTTATACCTGTTAAATTAGAACCATCTCCATAGAATAAATTAGCTGTTACTTCATTGGCTTCAAATTGAGTGGCAGTAGTCGTAGCTAGTGTTGAAGTGGCATCTATTTTTAATGTATCTCCTAAAGCCAAACCTATCCATTCAATCACTTGCCCTTCATCTGATGTGGTTGCAGTTCCTCCAGTTACTAGAGTTCTGTTTCCTAAAGGATATACTGTGCCAGTCGTTGTTCCCATATCATCATCACTATCACTTCCACTTGCTGATGTAAATCCTGTCCAAGAACCTCCATCATTTTTGAATTGCATAGTACCTGTATTATCTCTAAATCCATAACCACCAGAGCTAACTGCTGAACCAAAATTAAGATAAGTGCTTGTTGAGTAAAGCATTATTGTACTTGTTTGGCTTCTTGGTACTATTGTTGTAGAATTTTGCTTTCTAAATACTGGTAAAGTTCGTATTGTAGCTCCTAATTTTTCATTATCTAATAAAAATGTTTCTAATTTAGAAATAACTGAATTAATTTTTTCAAATAAATCAACATTTTCTATTGCTAAAGTTGGTCGTGCAATAGTTACTAATAGAATTATTACGAATAAGATTTTATATATTTTTTTCATACTCCTGCTAATCCTGATATTCTTCTATCACGGATTTTTTGTTTTTCTGTTTCCTTTTCGTCATTCTCTTGTTGTTCTGCTTCTTTTGCTTGCTTTTTTTTATCTGACCTATGAAATGGCATAGCAAAAGTTATATCTCTGTCTGCGTCAATAGCATCTAACATAGCTTGAGATGTAGATTTATGTAAATCATTTATTAACTTACTGCTATCTATGTTTCCATTTCTTACTTCTTCTAATATCTTTTCATAATCAAACTTCTCTGGTTCTGGTAAATTAGAGATTTTAGTTAAAATTTCAATTGTTATATTTTTTACTAAACTTTCAATTCCAGTTTGTAATGGCTGTAAGTCAACTTTCTCTGGCTCTGGTATGTGTTTGTCGTCTATGGCTTTAATAATCATTGATCGGTTAGTAGCTATTTCATTACTCAATAATTTAATGGCTTCTCTGTTGTTAAAATCACTTTTGTTTTTAGTGTCGTTTAATTCATTGTTTAATTTCTGTAATGTTTTGTTTATTGGTTTTAAGTTAGTTTTGATTTGTTTCTCTGCTTTTGGTAATCTTTTAATTTCTTTTTCCACAGTTGAAGAAACAATTTTACCTAACTTTTTGTAGTTAATTGTGCTACCTCCTGGGCCACCACCTCCTAAAATACGGTTATATCTTGGTTGAATTATGTATTGAGTTTGTTCAATAGCAAAAACATCACTTTGAGTAGTGTAACCACTATCTGTGTAAACTTTAATTGTTATCGTAATATATAGTCCAGCACCAGATGGGTCTTCAATTACATTCCAAGTATTTCTAAAACGCTGATCGCCTAAGTCGGTTAGGTTTACTGTGTCTATAATAGTATCTTTTACTGAGTTTCTAATTACAGCTTGCACATAAAGCGTGTCTGTATTAAGTGGGTCATCAATCTGATATGTGATTGGAAAAAATTCTTTTGGTTCAAGAATTAACATATTATTTTGAAGTTACGCTTAAAGTAGAAGTTGTTGAGGTTGATAGTCCATATATCGCACCAACATAATGGTATCCTAAAATATCCTCTAATCTAGCACATTCTCCATTTTGTAATTGATAACCTTCATATATACTGATATTTTCATCTGTATTAGTAAAACTCAAATAAGCGGTAGCATCAACGCTTGAAATATCTGCCTTACAAAATGTTGCGTCTATTCTGTTAGTTGAAGTAGCTAAAACAAGAGTTGGTTCATATGTTTGCACATCAACAGTTGTATGAGTTATGTTGTCTGATACATACACATTGTCTATTATTCCAACTCGTGAATCATCTGTTTTCTGAGAAAATAGAATTGTTCCTCCTATCAGAATAGCAAATAATACAATTATTATTGTTAAATTTTTGTTATTCATAAATGTTCTATATCCTACGCCCCCGAAAGAGCGTAGGATAAAAGAAGTTAGTTATCTGAACGAGCTAATTCAATCCATAGTCCTGCGTCAACATCATACATTAAAGTTAATGTATCATCTTGAAACATTTCAAAAGATGCACTAAGATTTAATCCCTGTCCATCTGCAAATGTTACAGGTCTTGTGTCGCTTAACGAATTGATAATCACAATCTGTCCATCGTTTCCTGCTATTATCTGTGGATCAGAAGTTAATTGCGCACCTCCATCTGCACCTACAATTCTTTCAATTCCCTTTGCAACAGTTAAAGCAGTAGCAGTAGCCATTGTAGTTGTAGTTGTTTGGTCAAGCCCTAACACACCATCTACTTTTAGAGCATTCAAAATTGTAGCTCCACTTGCTGTAATATTGGTTGAAGTTGCGTCAGTTACTGACAATGTGTTCAAAGTAGTTAAACCCTCAACTACTAAAGAGCCAATAGAATGTAGCGTGGTTGCAATAGTCATTAGTGAAGAAGTTGCCTTGGTAGCTGTTAGTGTGGTTGCTGTTGTTGAAGCCAATACAGACGATCCATCAACATTTAATGAACCTTGAGATTGTAACGATGTTACCGCAATGAAGTCCGTGCTTGTAGCGGCATCTACTGTCATTGTTGTTAGAGTAGCCAATCCTTCTGCAATTAAAGTTCCATTAGTCCGTAATTCAGTAGTTGCTACTTGGTTTGTTGAAGTTGCATCAGCTACTGTCATCGTATTCAAGGTTGATAATCCTTCAACAGTTAAAGCGTCTTTTGCGTGCAATAAAGTAACAGCAGTGAAAAGTGATGAAGTAGCTTTAGTAGCAGTCAATGTGGTTGCTGTGGTTGAGGCAATTGTAGAAAGTCCTTCAACTATTAAAGTACCAGCACTTCTTAATTCAGTGGTTGCGACCTGATTTGTTGAAGTAGCATCAGTTGCAGTCATTGTAGCAAGTGTAGAAAGGCCTTCCACTATCAAAGTACCATTACTGCGTAATTCGGTAGATATAGCTAAATTTGAAGATGTCGCATTATTGGCAGTAAGATGTTCAGTCGTTACTAGAGTCGCTGTGGTTGTAGCCAGAGCAGACGCCCCAGCAACTGTAAGTGATCCTTGGGACTGTAACGATGTTACTGCAACAAAGTCAGTTGAAGTTGCAGCGGTAACTGTCATTGCAGTTAGTGTAAGAGTTCCAGTTACACTCAAAGTGCTTGAGAAAGTTCCAGTTGTAGCAGTAATTCCTCTAGTGCTACTAATTACATCAGTTCCATTAACTGAAATTCCTCCTGAAAAATCTTTCTTAATCACATTTACCAAGCTTCCTAAATTGTCTGCATCTGTTACTAATCCTTCTAATTCTTCTAACATATTTATCATTTCAGTGCCTTCTGTGTTTTGAGTTACAGCAATTCCTCCAGCCCCTGTAATAATAACAGAGATAATTCCGATAAGTGCTGCGAGAGATATGCTTCCTTTTTGTAATTTACTCATAAAATTTTTATTTAATTAGTTAATAATGGTTTATAATGTTCATTTTCTGCTTCTTCTCTTGCTTGTTTAGCTTCATTAATATCACTAAAAAGTTTATTTAATACTCTTTTTCCATCTATTGCTAAATAAGCGTGCCACTTTTTATTTTCTTTGCTCCAAGAAACTCCTTTTAATCCACTTGTATTATCCATTCTCATTTTAGAGTTTATAGCATTCAGTTGTTTATCGCCATATCTTAGATTGTCTTTACGATTATCTAATTTATTTTGATTTATATGGTCTGTGAGTTTTCCTTGTTTCCGTAATAATACTAAATGATGTAAGAATAATCTTTTTTTACCTTTCAAATCAGTCGTAACATATCCATATTTAGTTAATTTCCACTTATATTCTTTGACTTTATCAACTAAATCATTATCTATAATCGTTCGTGCTACTTCTTTTCTAATTCTTCCTTTATACAAAATAATTTCTGCAATTTTTCCTTTAACAACAATTTCATTCTTTTCATACATACTTTCATAAACCTTATTGTGTCTTTCAAGTTGCGTCTTATGTTTATTACACAATAATATTTTTCTTTTTCTACATAAATGGGTTCTAAAAGTAGAACCACAAATTGAACATTTATTCATAGTTGGTATTAACTATTTAACCTCTGGCTGGAGGGGGAAATACCTCCCCCTCCACTTGCGTCCGTCAAACCAGAATTAACTAATTAAAGTTACTTGACAAATTATACATTTGTCCTAAAACGAATCCGACCTCATTTGCAAATCAAGCATCTGTGTTGCTCCATCAGCAAATGTTTTTACGCCATATAACATCCAAGTGATGTAATCCAAACTTATATATCCGCTACGCTGTTGTTTCCTAAATGAAGGAAACTTCTGAACTACCATACTAACTGGCTTGCCTTGTCCAAATATGCAATGTTGTTCCTGTAAAGTAGTTGTCCAAATGTCGGCAGCAGCAGCTAAAGTTTCAGATACAACCACAGCAGAAGAACCTACGCCCTTTAAGGTAATGTAGGTAGTTCCGTCAGTTGCAGTGATCTTACTTAACAAATTCTGGTTAGCTGTTGACAATGCTACAAAACCAGTATCGGTGTCTTCAGCCACAGTAGTGCCTGGAGCATTGATAGCTGCAACAAATATATCAGCAGAAATAGCAGCTGATGAAGTAATATGAATATTACCAGCAGTGCTTCCAAGTGTAGACAGCCAAGTAAATGTAACACCATTAATTACAACAGTATTAGTATTAGATGGATTTGTTCCAAACTCTAACCTTGCTGACCAGCCCAAGTTGTTAGAAATGTATATATCCCTACCCATCCATTTGCCAATGTGTCCGTTCTTACCAGTAGAGTCGCCTAATGCAGTATCTCTATTACTTAGATACTCCATAAACTTCTCTCTAAATTGGTAAGAAATAATGCACCAACGATTGCCCTCTGGCAAATTTAGTGCAGATTGTTTCCTGTCAGCAATAGTAAATGCTTTATAACAATTTGTAGGAGAAATTGTTACACCATTTCCAACAGTTCCACCGAAATCGCCATCATCTATGGTATCGGTGGCATTATCGTATTCTGCCATGTGGTCAGCATCCAACTTATTACTCAATAGAATAGCAGCTCGTTTAGCATAAACAGCAGCTATTTTGAAATGATCTTGCAACTCTTCAGTTAAGGGAAGATTGAAAGTAATTTCTTTCTTTTGGTCAATATCTAGAGTGTCATCAGATAGTGTAATTGCCTGTCTTGTAATTGCACCATCAGTTCCAATAGTTTTAACTACTGGGTCAGTTATGCTTTGTTTGTGATAAGTATCACCTTCAGTCATTATACCTTCCTCTTCAATGAATTTTGCAACTGCTCTATAAACATCTCTTATGCTAAAGACCAGTTGTATAGTCCTAGACCATTTTTCTGAAAAACTAAATGTATTTGTCGCCATACTGAATAGTCAACACAACTGGAATAGGACTTTAGTATTCTAATTATGTTGAATTAAATTGATTTCCTTTTTTGTTTGTCAGCACCAAACATCATTTTTTCACCTTCAGCAGATTTCTTATTAACAAATTTCTCAATTTCTTCTGGGGTAGAATCAGGGCCTATATCGTCAACATTTTTAGGTTCTCCCTTTGGTCGTTGTTCTGAAGGTGTAGCAGATTTAGTACCTTTTTTGGTTTCAACATCTGTCTTGAAATCATCTAAGGCACTATTTCTATACAATTCTTTTAATGGAACTTCGCTATATTCCTTTGTGAAAGCTAAATCATGAAGTAGTTTTTTTGCCTTTGTTCTGCTCTTTTCTGGTATATCTGTTTCAATAAGTTTAACAATATCTCTATTGTATTCCTTATCAAAAATCTTTTCTTGTCTTGCATCTTCAACTTCAGCTTCTAATTTTGCTAATCTATCATTTTCTAAGCTAGTTGGAGTTTCAGCTTTAGGTTGAGTAACATTAAATTTCTTTCCTATAATGTCAACTAATCCTCTAACTGTTTTTTCCTCAACTCCACTATCAGATACAAGTTTCTCAATCGCATTTTCTACTGCTTCGTCTTTGTCAGCTTTAGATGCTTTCTCATTTGCTACTTCTAAATCTTTTTTAAGTGTGGTTATCTGGTCTTCCATTTCTTTCTTTGAACCTTCAAATTCCTTTGAAAGTTTTTTCTTTGCAACTTCTACTCTCCAAGATTCAACCATCTTAGCTTTTCTACTTTCCTTTGGAATATCGTCTAATTCCTCGTCCTCTTCATCTTCCTCATCTCCATCTTCTTCTTTCTTATCTTCCTCTTCTGTTTTTTCTTCCTTTTCTTCAATTTCCTCATTCTTTTCTTCTTTAGGTTTTTCTACTTTTTCTTCAGGTTTATCTTCCTTTGACTTATCATCTGCTTCTTTGTTAGGTGCTTCGGGCTTTTCATTACCCTCCTCTGGTTCTGGGGCATTAGCAATATCTTCTAGTGCCTTTTCAGTTTCCTCGTCTATATTTAGATCTTCTACTTTATCTTTTGGCATATATTTATGATGTGTCTGCTCGCGCAACACATAGTTATTTATTTATGGATAACTGACCATAAATGGCAGATATTCAATTGCTCTGCTCAACAGCAATAAATGGTGCTAATAGCACTCTGTATTAGCGGTGAAGTTCTTGCCCCGAAAGTCCACTTACAGAGCAAGGAATCCACCGCTAATGATAATTTACTTTTTAAGTTCTACTCTTGTTAAAACAGTTTGCGTTGATAATTCTATTTCAGTTAATTTCTCATCTACCATTTTCGGAACAAGTTTAGCTAAACCTGCTGAAGAATATGATATTGCTTGTTGTCTATAATAAACTCCATATTCTTTTCTTGTGAAAGTTTTTCTTATTCTTCCACCAACAGCTTCAACAACCTCTGCTGAATTAAATGAAGTATCATGCGGTCTTATGGTTCTTTCTTTATTCATTTTAGGTGCATTTTCTGGCTGTTCCCCAATAAACTCTTCACAAAGTTCCTTATAGTTCTCTCCCATGATTTCTTCATCGTAAGTAGTTACAAAATTTCCATTCCTATCAAAAACATCAATAGGGCCATCAATATCTTCTGGTGTTAAAATTTTCTTTGCTTTAGATTTTTTGCTTTTAACAGAATCATCATTACCAACTTCTTCAGGTTTATCTTCTGGAGGACTTTCTTGAGCTTGCTCATATTTAGTAATTGCCTTTATTAAACCACCCTTACTCCTAATCTTACTAATCTCTATCTCACGAGCTTTTGCTTCAGCTCGTAATTCTTGATAACTTAGTGTAGATAAATCTACATTTTCTTTATCTTTTGACATAAATATTTATTATTTTAGTTATTAATTCTTAATTATTTATTTTTTCAACCTTTACAACACTTTCTCCAACTTTCAACTCCAAGCCGTCTTCTATATCAACTTCTATAAGTTTAGTGTCTATTGTCTTTCCATTAATTGCAACAAGACCTGCACGAATAGCTCTTTTAGCTTCTGATTTTGAAATTGTAGCCCCTGATCGGACTAACAAGTTCAAGAGACGAAATGATTTTTCTGATGTTTTAAATATCATATTATTTGTATCTTTTTTTTATTTTTGACTGGTACTTTATTTTAATTTTTTAATCCAGCTATCAAGCTGTTCGTTAATTTTCTTAAATATCTCTTCGCTGTCAATAAACATTGCAAGTTCATCTCTATACCAACTTTGTTTTGCAAACAGTATTTCTCTATAAATTATTTCATCTTTCGTATGAACTGTTTGGTTTCTCAATTGCTCATCTATATCAACGACCTTTGCTTTCAGTTGGATTTTGAGTTTGTCAATAAGAGGGTTATCTGCCATTTCGCTTTTTAGATTGACTTCATCTATCTTGTTTTCTATGTTCTTCAGTTTCTGTTCAGCATCTTGTGTTAGTCCTTTAGTTTTATTTCCAGCATAATGATTTCTAATAATCCCTATTTTTTCTTGTAATTCTTCTATCATGCTGTCTGTAATTGTTTACTTGCTAATTGTGAAAACTGTTGGCTTTGTCCTTCAACTGGCTGTGGTATTTGTCCTGTTGGCTGTTGTGGTTGCTCTTCAACTTGAGGTGGTGGTGTTAATTTAGCCATTTTCATTGTATTCTTTTCTACTATTTCAAGATGAGCATTTGCATAAGCTATCAAATTGTCGTGTTGTTCTTGTTTTCTTTGTTCTTTTTCATCGGTAGAGTTTTCATCAAAATCAATGTTATCTCTTGCATAATCCAGTATGTGTTTAACAAATGCAATAGTAGCTCCTCTGTTTAATTGTGGTTCTTCACCTTTTAGAATGTCCTGTATTGCCTGTTCTGCCTCTGACATAAGTTCAAGGTCAAATTCATCTTTACTCATAATTAACTTAACATCAGATTCTTCAAAACCTCCAAGCTCTAATCTTTTTTTGATAAATACTTGTCTGTTTGTTTCTTCAAAATTAGGATCTAATGCTCTAATATCTACTAAAGCAACCGACTGCCCTTGCTTTTTAAGTTGGTCTATCTGATCTTCAGTTTGTCCACCAGTAACTTGAATATCTAAATCAGATACTACACTTATATCCTCTTTTGCTATTTTGTCCCATTCAATTCCAAATGAGCCAAGTATTTGTATTGCTCTTGGCTCGTTCAAATGTTCTTGAAGTCCCCACCAGTATTTCATTCCTTTTTTAGCCCAGTTTTCTTTGTATGATTTATTAAATAATCCAAGCCGATCAGCTACTTGTTGTAAATTGCTGAAATGTATTCCAACTTTATCTTCATCTGAAGCACCTTGTGCGCCTGCTGTAACTCCTGTTTCAATACCCAATACACCTTTTATGTATCCCATTAAATCAACAGTTCCCATACCAATGTCTTTTGTTTGTACTTCCTTGACTGCTTCTGCTATGTTTCGTCTTGTAGTTCCTCCTCCTGTATCTATTTCTACTAATCCGTCTGGTGTCCAAGGTAATTGAGAAGGGTCAACAACCATTTCAGGGTCAAAGTATCTCTGTCCCATATTTATCTTTTCTCTGTTTGTAAGCACTTGACTGAATAATCTGTCTAATATAGTAGCTAATGGTCTTGCATCATCTGCTGGGGCTTTAGAAAGAAAATTAAAAGCATCTGGGTTAGTGTGCCAAACATTGTATGGCCACTTATCTGATTTGAAAACATCTTTTAATTCATGCGCTCTTACAACAAAGCCAGTTACATAATCTAATAAAAGATAATACTTCTTACCATTATAAATCATATAATGTTCATTCAATTTGGCTAATTTTACACCAACATAATTATTAGTTTGTGCTTCGTAGCCAAGATGAGAATATCGTTCTGTTTCTTCTATATATTCTTCATTAGTGTCTTTGTGTTCTTGATTACCAAGCGAATTAATAAGTTCTTGAGTTGATTTTTTAATATATAGTCCACTTTTTATTCCTTTTTCTAAATCAGATTTTGGTATCCAAACATTTTCCTCTCCACAAAATTTATGTTTATCAATATCTCCACCGCCCTTTGGTTCAAAAATAAAATTGAAAAGGTCTTTTACTTCCATAAATGACTTATACTTCGGATCGCTTTCAGCAAATACTTTAGAAATTCCCATTCCTTGAAATATGGCTAATTTCTTTTCCCATCTATCTTTTAATCCCCAATCATTATGATTCGGGCCTGACTCTTGTTCCCATAGTGCTTGAACTTTCTGCGCACGCTTAAAATCAGCTAAATCAGTATAGCCAAAGTTAAGTCGTGGAATATCGTCTATTTTAGAAAGCAATGTATCTACAAAGCCAGACATAGTTGGTAGTTGTGCCATTACAACTCCTTCTAAATCAACTCGTTCTTTACCGTAATAAAATTCTTCTGACTCTTGCACTTGTCTTAATCTTTCTTTTTTAACCTTACGGCAAGCTTCTATCTGAAGCCGACTTATTGGTTTTACTTTAGCTATTAAATTAGCTGATAAAAATTCAGGCATAAAAGAAAACAAAGCCACCTAGGTAGCTTTTGATAAGTTAAAAATTATAAAACTGTTCATAGTTCAAATAAATAAAAATGACGGATAGAATACAGCCGTAATTAAACAGCTTCATTCTACCCGCCACGGAAGTTGAGGAATATCCTGCTTACTGGGTTGGGGTAATGGCGACTAAATCGCCTAGTTTTCAGTTATTCGTTATGCAATATCAGGGAGTTATATTTCCCTTTGCTTATTATCGCTTATGCAAAAGACAATGTCAAGCCCCCATCTTCTTATTCCACAACTGCCCCTCGCCTTTGCTTATGCTTTGTAAATCTCCCTTACTGTCAAAGTTTAGTTTTAGATATGTTCCTATTGTTGTTTTTAATAAGTTTTCGTTGTATCTGTTGTTTGCTATTAAAGCTAAAATTACTTCTTGGTTTTCTTTTACTATTTCCAAAAGTTTTTTTTCGTTTGTTGTCATATTATTTATCCATCCTTCCAAGGGTTAGGTGGTTTCTTTTGGACGAATGGTTTGCGTTCTTTTGGTCTTTTAGCTAATTGATTTTGATAAGCACAGGCATCAGCTACATCATCGTGAACACCTTTAGGAAATCTGGCTAATTCTTCTTCTAAGTCAGCGCATTGTCTTTCAATATGATAGATATTGCCAGAACTATATCTTGGAATAAGTCCCCTAATTCTTAATTCTTTGTTTTGTTGCTTATGTTTAAGTGGAATTATCGTTATAAACTTATTCCGTTTTCTCATTTCTTCTTCAATGAATGGCTTAATAACATCATTGTAAACTCCCTCCTCTATCCCAAACTCCTCTGGTTTAACATCATCATTCATTTTGAATATGAAATCAATCAACTCCATTGCATCTATCTTTAACTTATAGGCAGACAAATTCCATTTGTTTTCTCTATCAACATAATTCACAACCACACCTATAAAATCAGAACCTTCTTTTAATGCTGAAGCTGGGTCAATAGTAACAAATCTTCTTGTGTCTAATGCTAACACATCTTTAAGTTCTCTTGGCTTAAACCATTCTTGCTTAAACTCTCTGGCTTCCTCATCAACTGGATTCTGTTGATATAATGCTGACCATTCATAAGGGCCTAAATCAATTTTCTTATTCTTTAATATCTCTAATGGAAACTTCTCTGGCCATAATGCCTCTCCTTTCTTTCTATACTTTTCATCTTCTATGGCTATGGCTGGAAATGTAACTCTTTCCCATTCTTTCCATTTCTCATTAATTTTAGGATTAAGAAGTCGCCCTACTAAGTCATCGTCATGCCAACGAGTATTATGGCTGACAACACCATTAGCTATAAAATTTTCTGTTTTATCTACTTGCATATCAAATACTTCTTCAATCCCTCCTTTTTCAATAGAAATAATATCACTCAGAGTGAAATCTGAAATACCTTGCCACGGCCAAAGCAATCTCTTTATTTTTTGTATAACCAACCGCAAGGTTGCAATCGTTACAAAGCAATGCTCTAACCTTTCCTGTTTTGTGGTTGTGGTCAACACAGAGTTTCCCATCCCAATGGGCTCGCACATTTTTGCTTGGTAATTGCTTGCAAATTGCACATCTTCCATTTTGCTGTTCAAGGAGTTCGTCATACTCTTTGATAGTAATCCCATAACGATGTTTAAGCCTTGCTTCACGACGCGAATTTTTGTTAACTGACGGAGGGCGATATCCATCAGCCCACTTCTTTTTGTTATAGTGCGAGGCACAATACCCCCTGCAAACTGCTGATTTTTTACAGTCATCTGCAATACATTCTTTGCCTTTCCATTTTCCCCATTGTCCTTTAAGGTTACGATTTTGTGAGCAGTAGTCAAGTTTTTTGTTCTTGTCCATTGTAATTTTTTATTATAATAAGTAAGAAATGGATGTCTTCCATTTGCTTTTATTATCTTACCATTACTCATCATAACTTTCAATACTTTATCATTACCACAACTTGTCCAATTTTTTACAGTAGACTTATATAATTTTCCATTAACATATGTACATATCTTGTCGCCAACATTAATATTACGCAATTCACATTCTGAGCCATCAGCCATTTTAACTAAAGTATCGCCAGTCATACACATTATAATAATCACAGCACCATTCCCCTCTTCTCTTGTCAAAAATGTGGAACGATACCATTTCCATACTTTTTCTCTTATAACTTCACTGTCTGCCTCTTCTCTATTTTTGAAAGGGTCATCAATTATTCCTATCTTAAATCCTTTACCAGTAATAGGGCCACCTACTCCAACCGCAGTATATCCACCATTCTCTTCTGTCATCCATTTAGCTTTGGCTTTACTATCAGCTCTTAACCTTGTATTAAATAATGCCTGATAATTATTAGAGTTCATTAAGTCCTTTGTACCAAGTCCGAAATCATTAGCCAATTCTTGAGCATAACTTACAACAATAAAAGGGAAACTTGGATCAAGCCCTAGAACCCACCCTGGGAATTTAATAGTTCCTAATTCTGATTTACCATGTCTTGGTGGCTCTTCAATAATCAATCTCACTCTTTCTCCTCGTTTAACTTTATGATACGCCTCTTGAAGTTTTTCTGCTGTAACTCTATGGTGCCACCCTACTTGGTAACCTTTATCAGTAACAATAGCAAAGTCAATCAAGTTTTCTTTTCCCATTCTACTCGCTATCAAGTGATCTTCCTCTGCTGGAGATAAGTTGTTTAAGTTGTTCATCATCTAATTCTATTTTACTTTTTTCTGTTGGTTTATCACTTAATAATTGAATGTTCTTTGTTAGTTTGTCTATGGCATCAGTTAAATCCCTATACTTTGCATTTTTTCGTTTTGTTTTCATATCTTTCAAAGCAGATTCTCTTTCTGTTTTCAATCCTTTTATAAATGGCTCCATTTCATCTTTCCAAGTTTGTGTTTCTTTTACTTTCATTGACTTTGCAGATTTTTTAGAATAGCCATGTTTCTTTTGAATTTCCTGTAAGTTGATTTTCTCACCCTTTCTCACCTTTTTCTTTATTTCTTTTGTTACTCCCAAAGCATTAAAAGATTGCTTCCCCCCTGCCATTCTTTTTATTGTTGTTTTATTGCTCATACACTTTCTTTATTATTTAAAATTTCACAAAGTTCATCAATAGTAT